GTCCCTACGGGGATTCGAACCCCGGTTACCGCCGTGAAAGGGGAAGCTACCACATTAAAAAAATAATTGTTAAGATTTGTAATCTTGTGTCAATTGTGGCAAAACATTTAAGCATTCATGCAAATTCTCAGGTGCCAAATGCGCATAACGTTGTGTAATCCTCATGTCGGAATGTCCTAAGAGTTGAGAAACATGGTAAAGCGGAATACCTTGTTTAATTAGAAAGCTCGCAAAAGTATGTCTTAGATCATGTATGCGTACATGCCCAATCTCTGCTCGATCCACTGCACATTTCCAACCTCTTCGGAAACTCTTAACATGGTGATTGGTATTTTCATTATAAAATACGTACTTCTTATGCTTTTTCAGTCGGAGTAGGGCATAAATAGAAGCATCATTTAATGGTTTATAGACCGTTTTTTTATTCTTTGATAATGAGTTCCTAACAATAAAGTATTTTTCATTAATAAAGACATTATCCCAAGTCAAAGATAATAATTCTCCAGAACGGCAACCTGTATTTAAAAGGAGAAGTACATAGTCATGTAATCTATGATTATTATATTTTTTAGTACTTTGTAAAATCTGTACACACTCATTTGCATTTAAAAATCGAGGTATGAAATCTTGTTCAAACAACTTAAATCTATTAAATGGATTTTTAAAATTTGAATTATGTTTGTGTTTTAAATAATAATTAAATGCTGATTTTATAACGTGAAGTTCTCTATTGATTGTAGAATTCTTAACACCATCTAGTTGTCTATATGTACAGTAGTCATGAACTATATCAATAGTGATTTCATCAAACTGATAAAACCATTCTAGGTTTTTAAATTTATCTAGATAATTGTGCTTAGATTGAAATAATCCATTTCTTGAATAAAAGGTTATAATCTCAAAAATGCTTACACTCATATTTAAATATATTTAGTTTATATTAGGATTAAATTTATAATTATTTTATAGTTAAAGCAAGTATTATGTTTTTATTTATATTAATTCGTATGAGTAGGTATAGTCTTTTAAAAGTTGCGTTAACGCAACTTTTAAAGATTGATAACGTCATCTAATCTTTTATCGATTTCTGAATCAATTTTGCAATAATTAAATAAATAAATTATTTCCTTTAAAGAATTCTTTATCATATTCTTGTCGAATGAAGAGCAATCAACGTATTCAACAATACCAGTTCTACTCTTGTAAAAAGCTAATTTTTTTATATAAGTTTTATTCAAAATGCTTTTTAATGAAAGGGCTTTGTCTAGTAAGTAAAAAAGATAGTAACCAGTCATCTGCATACTATAGTCTAAATTATAATAATTATTTTTTGTGGTTTTAAAGTCATATAATGTATTTCCTATAAGTAGATCTGCATCTATTCCGCCCAAAATTGATGTTGTTAATTCACTGTATCTAGGATTATAAATAATAAATTTTTTTCGACCTATTAACTCAGGTTTTATAAAGCTCTTGTAAAAAGTGTTGCCTAAGTTTTTTAAGTCAATTATTATTTCCTCTTGTGGTGGTGAAAATAAAGAATCTATAATAAAGTCATTAAGTCCACCTCTAGCCACACTTTCAACGTAGGCTAGAAAAATACAGGTTTTAATGATTTCTGTTCCATCAATATCACCTGAAAAGTAATCGTCGATTAAAAACATTGATTTATTATATTTGCTAGTAATCATAGGTGAGTCAATAATATCTAATCCATTTTTTGCAAAAAAATCATAATGACCCATTCTGTTTTTATATAAGTTGTTTCCCGTATATTTTGATATAAGTATTCTAGCTAGATAATCAAAAGCCGTTCCTGATATTGAGGCATATCTAAAATCAGTAAAAAAATATGGTGCAGAAAATATTGCATTGTTTGAAAAGGGTGGTGTGTTGTTTAGAGTTTTAAATTTTTCTTTACTTGGAGTAAGTGTAGTGATAATTGCTCTTAATTCCTTGGCATGGTGTGAAGAATTTTCTTTTTTTAATAATCCAGTTAATGACATACTACATCTCATAAAATAATATATGCTAAAAATTAAATTGTGCTATTACTTGTTTTGTATATGTCCAAAATAATTTTGTTGTGCCAAAAAACAGAATAAAACTAAATAAGAAATACAAAAACATAGGTAGTTTTAGTTTAGCTACAATCCAAATAGCTTGAGTTAAGTTAAAGATACTTAAAACAAGTCCTAAAATCATTAAAAAAATCGCCCAAAAAATGTCAAAGCTTGGGAGTAAAGTTATTGATTCTTGTGGGTGCTTGGCTAGATAGAAACCAGCAATCATTACTGTAGCAGCTATACCGTAATTTCTTACATGATCAAAAATAAATTTTAAATCAATTTTGCTTGGATCAACTTCTAAAAGCTGTTTTAAAATGAGGTCAGATTTTTTCTCTATGATTTTTGTTTGATCAGCCATATATTTCCCAAGAATTTTCTAAATTAGTGAAGTAAATTATAACCTTATAAAATGAATTTATTCTATATCGTAAATAAGTTTTCAAAAATCAATGCTATATTTTTATGCTCCTTAAGCCACTGTAATTGTTAAAAATAAAGCAATCATAGATTGCTAATTTTTATACAATTACATGCGTTTAAGCAGCCCTAAACATCAACAATTACAGTGAACATATCCACTTTAAAGTTAAGGTGAAGATATTTCATTAATAAATCTAAAGAGTTAAACCTTATTTGATCATCATCTTGATTAGCCAACATACCTGATGAAACTGGACAATTAAATCCGATACACCATTTATCATATCTTTTAGGTCTAGCTGGAATAGCAAGGAATTTAAATTGATCTTTATGCAATTTATAAGTTTGCTTAAGTTGTTTTAATGCATATAGATTATGTTCCATGAATAACATTCTCATTGATTGATGGTGTTGAGGATTCAGTCAATATAGGCTGCTGTTCAGCTTGACGTTTTAACTTAGATAAAGGAATTCTAGAGTTTTTCTGAGATAAAAGTCGACATTGTTGCTCTGTCATTTCAATAATGTCACCATAAGAATTTTTGGCATAGCAATCATTCGAAGACTCTATAATCATAGCTACTCTTTTCAACTCATCTTGTTGTAAATCAATAGGTTCATTAAACTTTGATTCATGTTTTATATCTTGTTTTGATGGTGGTGTGATAGTGGGATTAATCACCTGGCTTTCTTCTTCGATTTCATCTTTCTTAAATGGTGATAAGGATGATTTACTTGCACCTGAGCAAGAATACAAGAACAAACAACATGCAGCTAGGATAAATAAACCCCAACCAATTAAACCCTTTGGATATCTTGGTTTATGTGTATCAATCGTGGTTGATTTATAGAGTTTAAAAATTCGTTGTTGTGGTTTGAAATCAAATTTAGCTTCACAGTTCAATTTATTAACCAATGTATTTGGATACTGCCTACAAGATCCAAAACGATAAATCTTTGGTGTGCGTCCGTATGGACGTGTAATGTGGAAATGACAGCCTATGAGTTCTTTAATTGTCGGGTGTAATAAGCTTGGGGCTTGGGTAATAAAATAGAAGTCAAAACCACGATGTCGATGTGTCGTCAATTCCATAACGATTTCATCTTTGACTTTAGTGTTTGAATACGGCTCTACAAGCTGCACCTCATCAATAACGATAATTGAACCATCTGGACACTCACGCCAGTCATAGACATTGGCTCGAACATAATCAATTTTCAATGCCTTAATATTGCTATAAATCGTTCGGACAGGTTGAAATCGTTTAAATTCTTGTTCACCTTCCCTATCCTCGATTCTTTCAATAATTTCGTTGTATCGGATAGAACGAAGAAAATAGTAATCAGGACGTAAGTCATCAAAATCCTCACCTAAAAAACTAAAATAATTATCTGGTAAAAATTCAATCTCATTCTTTAATTCATGTCCTGAACCGACTTCAATCTCATAATAAGCAAAGTCATCTATATATTTTTCAAAGAGTTTTTTATTATGTTGAAAGATTAGCTTATTTTTTTGCAAGTTGATTTTATTATGACGTTCAATGGAATCAAGTTGTGTCACAACATAAGCAGTTTTGCTTGCACCAGGAACACCAGTGACTAGATTTAATGACATAGTTCATTGATTCCTTGAGTGCAGTAATCGTCCTTCTCGTCGAAGCTCCTCGTCGTCCTCATACTGCACCTACATTTTTCTTAGAGTTAGTTTTGATGAGTTTTGAACGTATTTGGTGACAATTGCCCCTAAGATGATAGAAAAGGCATAGTCAAAGCCTGCTAACCCAGCAAGATTTAAAACAGTGGCAGAAATAGCTCCTAAAGAGTTTTTAAATGTAGTAACCGCTGTATTAAGAACAATCAACAATGCTGCACTTGTGCCTAGAGTAATACCTGCACCAGTGAGCACATTTTTAAGGAAACCTTTCTGTAAAGATGAGAATAGTGTTGCTAGGCTACTCATTAGTTCGTACTCCAGCGATAATAAGCACAGCAACAAATGACGATACAGCTATAACAATTGGTTTAAATATGTCATTCAACATTGAACAAAAGGGAGTGAAATCTTTAATACCAAAAGATTGAGCTTGACCACCATATGTAAACTCATAAGTTAATGGTGCTGGACATTGACCGTTGAATTTAATATCAGTATTGATATTTATTGGAGTGTCTACAGGAAACTCTAGATGAGTATCTTGTTGAGGTTCAGCTTTGAAAAAGTCCGATAACTCTCCAACTTTATCTTTTATAAAATCAATAGACTCACATACTGAGCTTGCCCAGGTACAGAAAACGGGAAAGTCCAAACTTATTGAGCCATCGCCATACCCACCAGTAGCCGTACCATAGGTTGGAGCGGTTGGCACATATGGAGGAACATAGATATCATCCTTGCCTAAGCCGTCATTAAGTTCATTAATTGCTTCAGTAACTTCAGTTGGTAAAATATTTGATGGAATGAGTGTAGGATCAACTAATTTTGGGGCTTCATCAGGTGCTTGTGGTAAAACCATATCAAGGGCAACTGCATCAGGAATTGATCTTGGATTAGATGTGGTTGGATTGAGGGTTAAAGAAATATGACGAGTCCAGCCACAACCAGTAGTTAGATTTGATTGGCATAAGTCCATTTGAATGACATTAAAGTTATTACCTAACCATTTACAATTTGTATAACCAACAGGATCGAGTTGAGACCATTGCCACGCAAGCTCAGGATAAGCAATCGCACATCCTTGATTTAAATTACTGACTTGGATAAAACCACTATACCTTGTTTCTATACCAATATTGCGATCAGCGAGAGAACTAGGGACTGGAGTATAAATAATTTCTGAATCCTTGTAGTCGATACCCGTAGAAGCAGCAATAGAGGCAAGAGCTGTAAAAGCTGCAAGACGTTTAGAAACGACATAACGTAAGACCTTAGATAAAGATTGTGGTGAGACTGCTTTAGTTACGGCACGACTTAGTCCAGTTGCACTATTGGATAGCTGGAATTGGAAATTGTAGTAACCATTTTGTAAACGACCTAAATATGAAGTTGTAATCATTGATGATGTATTTGCATAAGCGTGATACGGCATAAGCAATGACATCAATAAAATCAGTTGTGTTAACACAACAGAAACAGAGCGTGATAAGTAATTCTTCATATCTGACTCACATACTGTTAATGATGAGCCAACATGCAGCTAAAAGAATAAGAATAGGTATCCAGTTCAGTACGCTTGCTTCTTCCATCCCTCACCTCTTAATTACAATTAGATACCGCAACTGGATTAGTTGCGGTAAAGAGTTAAGTGTGGGATTAGGCTGAGTTAGCGCCACGTTTTAAGTAACGCCAGCCTGCAAAGACACCAAGTACAACAAGTGCAATACCGAATAAGCCAAGAACAACATCTTTTGCCCCACTGATTTCATTGGTTAGACCTGTAGAATCAATTGAGCTTGCTGCATTGGCATGTATAGCTAAAGCTGTACCTGATGCAATGATTAAGGCTTGCTTAATACGTGTAGCAAGCGTTGGTTCATGCACCAGTTGTAAAGCTCCACGTTTTTCGATAACTGTTAATTTTTCCATGGTATTATTCCCATTGGTTAGAGTTGTTTTACAGCTTTTGCAATCACTGCATAGGCAATGAATACAGCAGCTATACCGATTAATGAGCTACCGATAACGACCATTTCACTTTTCGTAATCGCTACCGATTGGAAAAGGTCGTGGTAAGTAAAGGTTGCCCATTCCACGCATGTTTGCAGACCCGACTCATTTGGCTGTGATAAAGTCTTGCAAACGTGCATTTCTTAAATTCCATCATTAATTGGTTTTAGTGAGACTTCTACTCGAACCAAATTCAAAGGTTTAAAAGGAGTTTTTTCATAAACTCGAATAATTTTTGAAAACTTATTGCCGTAGTAAATTTTCATTTCTTAAATCCCTATCCATTGCATTGTTTTTCATGCTGTTTCAGTACCTCTTCATAGAAGAAATAAGCACCACATTTGTCACAGCAGTAAAATAAAAAACTCATTTTTGAATCATTGGTGTAACGTCATGAATAATTGTTGTTTGACGTGTCCCAGTGGTCACAATTTCCATTGAAAGTTTTGCCTTTAATGGAAAATCAAGGTCAATAATCTTTTTAATGTTGTCAGCAGAACCCCATTTGTACTCAACAGTAGCAGCACCTACACCCGACTGATCTGCTAGGTCTGTCATAACAAATAACTTGGTAAAGTTATGCTGAACACCATCAATTGTGTTGTTGTAGGCTTTTGCACCAGTGATTAAACTTTCAGTTGTAAATTTCATATTATTTTTCCTTAAATAGCCTAAGTTAGAGCCGTGTCCTAAGCTGGCAATGGCGTAGGGGGCATGGATTGTGAATAATCGAGATAAAGTGGTTTTAACCGAGTTGGGTAATCAAATTTTTCTTCAGTGAGGATGTCGAGTAAAAAGCTGTCATCTTCATAGAATGAACGGAATGCAGATAGATATTTTCCGAACTGATGACGAGTAATTGATATAGCTTTTTCCCAAGTGATTTCAGCAGCTTTTTTAATCATTTCGAATTTGACTGGTGCTGTTTCATTGTCAAATGCATGAAAGCATGGATAAGCTGCTAGAAAATGCTGAGTGGGATGTAATAGAGCATCCAATGGGATATGAAAGTCATGGGCTTTGTATTCGACTTCAACACGTGTCCAGGCAGATTCTTTATCACCGAGTTGCTTACCTTTTTCATAAATACGGCAAAACTTGGAAGAGGTACGTTTACCAATGTATATCGTGGTTCCAGAGCCATCAGGTGACCAGTAATCACCGATAATATTAAATGCAGGTGGACGTCCACCTGATTTATAGCCACCTAAATCTTTTTGTTCATAACCCCACTGGATTGAAGCGACTTTTGACTCGAGATCATCGAAAGCAAAATCTATACGTGTGATCTTTGGACGATGTGCAAAAAGATTCAGCCATGCATGTAAGTCTTGTTCCCAGCCATATTTTCCTAATGTACAACCGACACCAGTAATGGTGATCATGATGGTATCGTTTTGACCACCAATGCAGATTGTTCCACAACCATTTTCAAGCTTGTAAGCTTCATTGTAGTAGTTGATGCCATTTTTCATTTTGCATTCAATACCAAAGCCGAAAATGTCTTGTATGACTTCACCACAGGCATAGACATAATCTGAATTTGTCACTAAACAGTTGTCTATTGCTAAATGGCGGTAGCCTTGAAGCTTTTCACGTTTCATTGAATCAAACGTACTTTTATGAATAGTAAAGTTCAGCCAATCTGTGACGGCTTTTTCATTATGTGCTGGTCTACGAAATAAAATTGGTTTTTCACCATCATCAGTTAACACCATTTTGGTATCAAGCAATGGGTAATCACGGTATCCTGTTTTGATGGCTTCTTTGACTAATGCCATCTCATGGTCAAATTTCGCAATGAGTACAGCTTTTTCTCTGTCATCATCAATAGCTACCATTTGTTCTAATTTTGCTTTTCGTAGATTGGTTAATGCTTGTTGAGCTAGCTCCAACTTTTCCCCCGTATTACTAAGGGGGCTAACACCCACGTCCGCAAATAACTTCCCCCACAGTGGGAATGTGGAGAAAGTGCCATTTGTATGCAATGAATTAGTAGCCATAGGTCGAATCTCCTAATTCACGTAATGCTTCGATTGATTCTCGATTGTGTTTTTCTAAATCATCACATAATGCTGATACAACAGCAGATTCAATTCCCTGATGACGGAGGATGTCTTCAACATAGAAGAGGACAGATACAACAGAAGAGCAAGGATTCCCACCTTGGAGCATTTCAACGCCTTTGCCGTGAATATGGCGTGATATGTTTTCGTAACACTTGATTTCTTGTTCAGTCATTCTTGTTTACTCAGATTTATTTTCGTTTTCAGAAAACTACTAAAATTTTAGTAAGACAGGTCAAAAAAAATCTACTAAGATTTGAGTAGAAATTTATTACTAATTTTTTAGTAAATCAAGAGGTGCAAAATGCTGAAAGAAATGATTGAAGCAGGGAAAGATAAATATGGAACTTATGAAAGGCTTGGTGAGCAATTAGATGTTTCAGCTCAATTAGTTTCTGATTGGAAGTATAAACGAAAAAAGCCAAATGCAGTTCAGATTATGCAAATGGCTGATTTATTAGAATTTGATAAGTACCAAACACTCTGCTTAGTGATGGAAGAAATCGACATCAAAAACGCAGAGCTTTGGAGAAAATGGC